CGAGATGCAGCGTAGTCTCGTGGGCTCGGAGATGTGTATAAGAGACAGCATCAATTCGCTGTCTTTGGCTCTGGCCTCAGCCGCAGACCAACCATCCCGCATGATAACAGCGGAGCCGGTATCACTGGTAGATGTTCCACCGTTCCGGTTCGGCATTCCGCAGATCGTGAGAACGGTATTATACATATTATCCACCAGTGTTTGAGTCTGGGTCTGATTGAGTTCAGCGGTCAGATACTCAATTTCTGCTTTGAAACTCGGGTCAATGTCCTTGAACTTGATTGCGCCCTCTTCCCGCAGTTGTTTGTAATCATCAGAGGTAATATCAACATTGTGGAAGAGCATGAGCGCCTGAATGAATTGCTCTACACCGTCCAGACGGTTAGACTCCACATTGTTGATTGCGTCCAGCAGGGGAAGTACAATCTCAAAGGAACCGAGCCGGGCCGTATTAGCCGGGTACTCAATGATAGGAATGCCTAAAATCTGGTCAACGCTACGCCGAACAACCCAAGTATTGGTAACCTCGAAAAAATGATTGCCGGTATAACAGTTAAACAGTAAGGTGCCGTCCTCCAAAATCACATAGGTAACAGCCATCTTAGCCGGGTTACCCAGAGAAGTCCCATAAACCACGAAAGTAAATCTGGGGTCAAGGGTGAAGATTTCTGCGGGGCATTCATCTTCTTCTACATCTGCCTCAGCATCGGGGAGAGTTATCCGGTAAGAGGTTCCGGCGATTAACGCCCATTCCACCAACTCTCTGTCCTTCGAGGCTTTGTCCTCAGACAGCATATAATCATTCAACCGGGTCACGCTGTCAACAATGGTCTGATCGTCAACACGAGCCACATACTGTACGGGTTCTCCCATGAGATACCCCAGCTTGAACGAAACAATTTCATTGGCCCGGTTTTCAACCACCATGTTTTTAATTTCCGGCCTGACCTCTTTCTCCCGATACAGAATGGGCTGATCTCCCTTGTAATACCGGTAGAGATAATCAATTTCGGCCTTGTTTTGAAGATGGATGGAAAGGGCCTTTTGCAGAACGCTCACGATATTGGCATCCGTAATCTCGTCTACATCGGTGTAAATGACCTTACGGCCACACAGCGGCTTCATATCTGCAAAGACACCTCCCCTCTCCACCTATTTCATCACTCTTCATTATAGCGTTATCTCCAAACCTTGTCAACAATTATTCTTTCATAAAACCATTAGAGAGTACACCCTAAAATCAACAAGGCCGCTTAAAAATCTCAATCTTGCTTCCCACCAACATACGAATTTCATTTTCCAGCAGAGCCAGGGAGTCCGGGGCATCATCGTGAGGGACTTTGCCGCTTCGGGTGTAGGTGGTGAGTTCCCGCATGAAGTTCCAGTATTGACTTCCCCGCTTATAAGTGGAGGGGTGCTTGAAGTAAAAATTCTTCTTGATGTTGTCGGAAGCGAACTCAATCCGAGTCTGCTTATTTGAAATCGTCCGCTTTGTCCGAATACCAATGGAATAACCCTGCTGGCGAATGAGTTCTGCTACATCTCTGGCATAATACTGACCAGCATTGTTAGACTCAAAGGTGGCCGACACCACTTTATTGGTAATCAAGCATTTTGCGCATTCAGGCTTTGTCACCTCTGCGGGAGAGTCATCAAAGACTACATCGACAATATAGACTTCTGCGCCATAGATGACTGCTACCGGAAGAGAGGTGCTGTCGCTACCACTTTCAGCGGTATCTCCAACCGCAATAATTGTATCTGGCTCCCGATCAGGCGGCAGCTCGAAGAAATAATTCAACTCGTCCTTGTTAAACAGTAATCCTTTTGCCTCGAACGGCTGTTGCTGGAACTCGCTTTCAAACTGCTCTGCGGACAGAAGCTCTCTCTGCTCACGAAAATAAGCCGTAGTAAACACCTTCTGCCCATCACGCTCATACTCATAATTGCTTTCATCGGTGACCAGATCGAGAGCCGGGATTTCGATTGCTCTCCACTCCCATCCCTCTCTCTGAGCGTGTTCCTGAATACGGCCAATCGGGTCATAGATGGAATACCGGGTGCCGGTAAATACCATAGGGGTTCCTTCAATGGCTCGGCCCATAATATCACCGGAAATGACTTCCCATTTATCATCGAGCCGCTGACGGTTTTTTGCCTCTTCTCGGCCCTCCACACAGTCATCCAGATACAGAACATTGGTGGCCTCAGACAAACCCACCTGACGAGCATCAATAGACCGGCACATGATAGTGGGAAACCGGGATTTCGATTTGAGATTGATGATTTTGGTATCAGCCCCGGTCTGTACCAGACGGGCATCGGGAAACACATCGTAAAACAGGTATTCATTGGGAGTTACTAAATACTCTAAGCACCCATTGTAAAAACTCTTTACAAGGTCATCACCGGTTCCCTCCATCAAGGTAGACCGGTCAGGGAATTTACCAGAGAGCATATTGACAAAATTGATACCTGTCTGCGACTTACCAGCTCTTTTCGGCATGGATATTGTCAAGAGGCGCAGTTTTCCATCGAGAACATCTTGGAACCCCTGAACCATGGGTTTCAAATAGTGTTTCCGAGGCGCATAGAACCGTTTTTCCGGTTTCCGGTCAAGTTCGATATAGGTCATAAAAGCATCAAACTTGTGGGGAGCGTCAAACAGTAGACTCTTCCGCCATGCCTCATAAAATTTTTCCGCCTCTTTGGCGGAAGCGTGGTGAAGCTGCTTGGCGCAGAGTTTCCGCAGCTCTTCATTTAGATCATGAGCCGCTTTGAAATCTTCCGCCTCCCATTGACGGCATAAGGATAAAAGGTCGATGTACGCCGTATGATCTCCGGGTTTTTTATCAATATAGTGCCTGATACTATCTGCAATCTTCTGATAATTCATAGAGCTACCCTCCAACAAAAAAAGAGCTACCGGATTTCTCCGATAGCCCCTCGGCTGTTACTCCCGCCCTTGCGGAAGTCCTTCTGAATATTTTTGTTTCCATAAAGCAAGACACTTTTTGCAAGCTGTTTGGGGATTTTTCAAAATAACCTCTATATCAACATCAGTTTCATAATAATCGGTATTTTGAAAATACCTACCACACAGGGATTTTTCACCTTCAAAACAATGGGCTTTAGCGTTAACGGCAACCGTTCCTGTTTTATCTGAAACGGGTAATTGCCAAATCAAAACCTCATTTTCCATGAAAACCTCACTGATTTTCAAAAAACATGGGAGTGTGGTCAAATTCCTCAGAAATGATCTTGTCTATATCAAGCATCATCTGGCGAGTGTTTGTGCAACCCCGGCTGGTATCGTTCTTCGCAGCTACAACCTTTTTGACCCAATCGTTCAGTTTCTCTTCCAAATTCATAATAAATTCTCCTTACACATCCGATTATTCTTTATTATCCACAATAGCCTGTAATTTCGTTGCCAGTTGAAGCCACATCTTAGGAACCTTGTTCGATATAACCCCATCACTCGGAATAGGGCATTGATACCCCGTACCATCTTTCAGGTAAATTTGAAGCCAAAACCCGTCCTTCACTTCAAGATATACGGTATTTGACTTGGAACCGGCAGTCATAGCACCTACAACTGCTCCGACACCTCCGCCAATCGCCCCTCCTACAATGGCTCGTGTAATGCCGCCTTTTGTCTTCGTTGTAGTATGAGCCTGTTTTGTACTGTTTTCAACGATAGCGTAGGAGCGAATGTCTTCATATCGAATGAGTTTATCAACAAACATCATAACTCGATGATCGTCACTAAACATAATCATACCATTCGGGTTATATATGCTTTTCCGAAACCCCTCAGTGCCAAAGATTTGACAACTCTCAAACATTTTGGCCGTGTCCAGTTCTTTTTGAACTTGGTCAATCTCATAAAGATTGGGATTTCTCTTAGACCGCAATTTGTCCAGCCTCTTTTGAATTTTGGCAATATTCTTCTCATTGGAATAGTTATCATACTTCCCCATATCTCATACTGCCTTTCTCACTCTATCGTACCATGTAGTACGGCTAATCCCAAGTTCTCGGCAACAATCATCCACGGTCATAATACCGTCTTTTTGTTTTTGCCGCAGATTTTCAAACGCCCTTTCATCCAAAGCATGAGCCGGACGGCCAAAACCTCTACCGGTCTTTCCTGATACCCTCCGACCATTCACAATCGGCATGGCTTCAATGCCCTCGGCCTGACGCTTTTTAATCTTCTTTCGCTCCTGCTCGGCCATGGCTCCCATGACTTCAATCAGGATATTGTTGACCATCTCACCAATCCAGTCCTGTCCATGGAAGTCCATCAGCGTTGTCGGCACATCAAAGACTCTGACAATAACACCATGCTCTTTGAACCACTCCAACTCTGCCTTGATTTCAGCCTTATTGCGGCCAAAGCGGTCTAACTCTTCTACCAACACTTCATCTCCGGGAACCAGTATGGCTTTCAGTTCTAAGTAATGTTCCCGGTTGAAGTTCTTTCCGCTCTGTTTGTCTGTAAAAATGCGGTCATCCGGGAGGGAAGGGTCAAACTGCCTCAACGCAGCTATCTGTCTGGCAAGGTTCTGATCTCTGGCTGACACACGGGCATATCCATATCTCATGCCTTATCATCCTTCGTTTCAAGCAGAGTGTTCAGGTCATACACGGGGTCTTCCTTTTGGTCAATCACAATCTGGTCTGCTCTACGGGCACCGGGCTTCCTCTCCTGAATGACCACCTCATAGCCAAGAGCGGAGAGCATTTCAACAGCGGTGTTGAAGGAAAGGTTTGTGCTTCTTAAACGAGAACTGATTTCATTCCCACGCTCTTTGCCAAGAGCCTTTGCCATGGTCAGAAGGGAAACATTCTTGCTTTTCATCAACTCTCGAATAGCCTTGTTGATATACATGGAAAGACACCTCTTTCTTTATCGTGACTTCATTATACACTGAATTTATTTTGTTGTCAATAGAGGGAGTTAAATATTTTTTGTTACTGAATATATTTAGTGCAAGATAAAGCCTTTTTATTTTTGTCGGAATTTTCGCCACTCACCCCGCCCTGGCTCCGGCTCCGTTATCCCCCGGCCCTATGCCGGGAAGATCACGCCGCAGCTGCACCATAAAAGAGCAAAAAGAAAGGGCCAGCGAACCCGCCAGCCCTTAAAATCATTTGTTTAATTTCATAATTTCAATGATAATTTGAAAAGGGAGTAAGAGAAGAAAGAGAATTACATACATATTTTACACCGCCTTATATACTGGACTATATGCCCATTTCTCGAAAGTATATAATTGCACTTCGGCAGGCTGAACCCCTGCAATATTAGCAATCTCTTTCTTTATACCCTCTTCATTATAGGCTACACAATACACATTATAGCCGTTTATATCTTCGGGGCTTTCTGGGGCTTTCTCTTCATCGTGTATAATCCACTCTGAACCCGTGTTAAAATATTCCGTTTCAAAAGCATTTAAGGCTTCCCGGCTCCATAGGTCAACCGGGTAAAAGACTTCGTTCCAATCACCTTGACAGCAACCCCGGATTGTTTGATAATCCCATTCTTGACCGGTCACAACCGAAAGAACCCGGCACAAAATTCCATTTTCCTCTGCGCTGGGACACTCCGAAAAAGCTTTTACAAGCTCTTTCAGGGCGTGTATATCCCTTGTACTATAGCGGGGCTTCTCAGGCTCTAAGAAGTCCATTATAGCCGCTGTAGCGTTCTTATAATAGCAATCTTCACCGGCTTCTAATTCCTCTAAGTAGCTGCACAAATCACCATCCCGCAAGGCATTATAAACCCGGTCAAATACGGCGGGAGTATGTGCAATCAATCTATCATTCCCACAAACGGCGATATTTTCGGGAAAACTCTCTTCATCGAGAAATAAAGGGCTTTCCTGAAATTCCGGTGCAATCTGTTTTGCATAGATCATAATACAAACCCCTTTCAAATCAACCCATTTTCCCGAAACTCCCGCACAAGTCCCCATTTTCGGGCCAGACGGTAAAACATATCTTGAAACACGGCTAATTCTCCATAACTATAATTGTGATTGCAAAAATCCGCTTGCCATTCAATAGCAAATTCCCGAACGGCTTCTTTGTTTCTCTGGTATCTGCTCATAGCTGCACCGCCTCTTTTACATAAAAGGCCGGATAATAACCACTTTCCCGGTTACAATTATAAAACCGAAACGCATTTACCACCGTTTCAAACTCCCGGCTACGGGGAACAATAGTATTAAATCCATCACCGCCCACGGCGGGAAATTCCGTTTTCGCACAATCCACAAAAGCGCCCCAGATATTGACCGGGGACATATTGCAAGCGCACATTCTCACCATTTCACCAGCATTATACCGGCGTTCTGCTTCATTTCCCGGCACCTCTTTTCAATTCTCTATAAATCAAATGAGTTAAAAGGTTTTCCGCCTCTGCTTCGCTGTATTGCGCCCGTTCCCGTTCCGACTGTTGCAAAATGTCCCCCAAATCAGCCACGGCGGAGCGGTTATAATAATAGCAAGTATCAAGGATAGACGGTAAACCCTGGCACCAGTCAATAAAAACTTGTTCGTTCGTGTACCCTTTCCGGCTCTGGTATTCCGGGGAATATGCCTTTTCCTTCGCATGGACAGACAGAATAAACCGGGCCACATTTTCAAAAGTACAAGGGCCGGTAAAATCATATCCGCAGGGGTCAAAATGATCTAAAATATATTGCCGGATATTTTGCCGGGCTTCTTTTGTTGTTGTCTTCATTGTTCAACCTTCCTTTCTCTGCGCTTTACTAACCGAACCGAAAACCGGCCACAAGAATTTTCTTGATACTCTTTCAAGCGTTTTCTTGCCTCTGTTCTGGTGTATTCACAATCTTCTATTTCCCACCTATAACCATAATTTGTTTCAATGTCCCACCGGTCAACGGTTTTTCTAACATACGCCATAATTAAACAACCTTTCTTATATATTCCGCTCCATTTTCCCGGCGTGGCCTTGATACGCTGGTATGCGTATTTCGCCAGCCGTCCGGGGAAAGTGTGCGGGAATTAAATTTTCAAGGTACAAAGCACTGAATATCTTTTGTGCTTTTAATATACACTAAATATATTCAGTTGTCAACCCCTAAACACAAAATTTTTCAGTGCTTTTTCTGCCATTTTCCCGGTGTATGGAAAAGTGTACTTTTCCGCACACACTCCCGGCAGCTATCCGCCAGAGCAACCAGCCCGGAGCCGCCTGTCAGATCACCAGAGAAAAGCCGCCTGTCAGATCACCAGAGAAAAGCCGCCGAACCTCCATCACGGAAGAACGGCGGCTCTGTCATAGTCGCAAAGTCGTGGGTCATTTTCATAGTCGCAGACCCCGCCGAAAGTCGCAAACCGGATAGTCGCAAAGTCGTGAAGGTCATAGTCGGAAAGTCGTTTACTCTTCCGGGTCATAGTCGCTGGCCGAAGCCTCGATATACTTCTGTTGCAACTCTTCCGCAGAAGCGGCCTCCCCAAGCTGATTGTTTGGGGTAAGAACAACCTCCTGCTTGTCCTGATAGCCCATATTATTCTTCATGAGGAAGATACCAGCCACAGGGTTTATCTTCCCGTTTTGCATATAGTTTTCCATTTGAGCGTTCAAAAGTTGATACGCCTTTTTTATAAAGTTACGGCTTTCATTGGGGAGGTAGGCACTATCTACATTATTAGCCCATGCCCAGAAAGTCTTTCTATCCACTCCAAAGGCTAAAGCGATACCAGCCACACTCGGTTTCATATCATCCTCAGCACATAACTGAAAATATCTACCTATCCTCTCTCTAACCTGATCTGGCTCTCTCATATCCACTTCCGGCCAGTCCCACATCTTCAAAGAATGAGTTAAATACTGACGATTATCACCCGGCTCAGTCTGCACACTCATGTCCTTAGACTTATCAGGACGCTTATTTCCACCAGTACCCTTCGGACGGCCACGGCCCCGAGAGGGAGTCGGGAGGTCTACAATCTTGTCACTCATAATCATTCTCCTTCCACAAATTCTTTTCAGTTACCTTAGTGAGTTTAGTGAATGATTTTGGCTTTTTGCAGTAAAGTCCTCTATATATCACTCTCTATAAGGGGGTTTATACAGAAAAATATAAAATTAGGGCGTAAAATCGCCCTCAAACCGTTGTGCCGCAAGGGTTTCCGTTAGTGGCGGATTATTCACCAAAAACTCACTAAAGTCGGCAAGCAAAAATATATTCAGTGATTACACCAAATATATTTAACTCACGCAGGGTACAAAACAACCGATGACGCTCCATCTTTCTCCAACCACTGAAAATAAACCATCTTGTCTACTCGGCAGGCTTCTTCAACAGGGTTATCATTCTGACACATCAACATTTCCACTTGTGCGTCCTCGGGAACTGTACTCAATTTAGCTCTCAATTCCTTAACGGTCATACCGTTTCCTCCCAATTACAAAGAATTTTCCCTCGAAACTTTCTCGCTCTCCCGAGTAATCCCCACAATCCCTCAGTCTGTTCTCCGCAGTTAGGGCAAGACATACCAGCTATATCTTCCAACCTCTTAGGAAAGTTCTTTCCCTCTTGAACAAATAACTGGTGGCCGCATTTCCGGCATTCAAATACCGTCATCATGGTCAAGACTCCTTCTTCAACCCGAACATATCAATCAGCTCGTTCATGAACATCTCTGCACACTCTTCATTCCTGAAAGTCGCATAGGCTGTAACGCTATTACCTCTTTCTACACAGAGTCGAGGCCGCTTCACATCAGGGAAGGTATAAACCCCGATCTTTGTATCACCTTTGCAAATGACCAGCCCCATGAGGCATATCCTCCTTTCCACATCGAAGAGAAATCATCTTCTCTCTAACCAACTTATCTACTACCCGGCCAACCTCATAGTAGCCGGACATAGCTGCCAGCCGGTCTAAGTTCTTTGCAGTCTGAGCGGTTACAAGCATAGACACCCGGCGCATATTTTTCTTGTTCACGGAAATCATTTCTCCTTTGAATTTCTTAGGCAGAACTCATAGAAAGCGGAGAGGTTCTTTACCGCCTCCTTCATGTCCTCATAAGAGCCGACATAGTTGATAACGGACTGTCTACCAAGATCAGTGACAGTTTTGCATATCTGGTAGAAGTAACCGACTCTCTCGTTCTCGATGTTCATTTCATGGACAGGTTTGAGAAAGGTCGTTTCCTTTGTGAAATATTCAGTTCCGTCTTCGCAAATCACCTTTGTTTTCTTCGGTGTGACTCTCTTAATAGTGCAAGGCTTATAAATGGTCAAGCCGGTGTACTGGTGCCACCCATAGGTGACACTTCTTGGAACACATACCCTCATGCCGGGTTTAAGATCATCGGCGGAAATAACAACATCGAATGAATTTCTCGGGTAGTACATGGTCACACCGTTCCTTTCATCTGAATGCCTCGGTAGGCCGGGTAGCCAGAATAGACAGTCTTGCCGTCATGCCATTCCGGGTGAGCTTCCATGTCGGCATTGAACCTCTTTGCGCTACACACGAAGAACCCATTGGACTTGCACCAAATCTTATAAGCATCATAGATACTCTTGGCTCTGGTGTAGGTTCCAGCTGCCTTTTCGCACTTTTCCTCCAAGAATTGCAATACCAGATCATTGTCCTTCTCATACTGCTTGATGACCTGCCGCATGGCCGGGGACATTTTCAGGCCGAACCGCTTATATTTGAAGTACCCTTCCAAAAGCCATGTAAAAATCCCACGCATGGCCTCCGGGGTCTGAAACTCGGTTTTAAGGTTCTTGTCCTGCTCGTCCTCAGAAAAGTGGCGGTTGAACTCAATCACACGCACACGGTCAGAGGCGAAGAGGCTCTTGTCATTGACAGAGGGAAGGTCGTTGCAAGAAAGCCAAAGGGTAAATTGGGGAAGAAAAGTCGTGGCAGCTTCATAGAGGTTTCTGGCCTTGATTTCCTCACCTCCGGTCAGTTGCTTAATCGTTTCCTCGTCTAACCGGCCATACTGATTGCTCTCGGCCATCGTCACAAACCGCTTACCTTTCAAAGAAGCCAGAACCGGGCTTGCAGCTTCGGCATTTTTTGAGCGGTCAGACTTGCAGATGATAGACACCGGGGACACAGAGGCATAGTCCCCGAGAAGATGATGAATTGCACTCAGCAGAGTTGATTTCCCGTTTCGAGTGGTCTTCCCGTGAAGAATGAACATACATTCCTCATTGGCAGTTCCCAGCATAGAGTACCCCAGAGCCTTTTGAAGATAGTCAGCCTTATCCTTATCGTTACAGGTCACTTCATCAATGAACTGTTCCCAGCGAGAACAATGGGTTTCCTGCAAGGAGTAGTCAAAATTGGTCTGCATGGTCAGAAAGTCGTGCCAGTCATGCTCCCGAAACTCCATCTTTTGAAGATCGTAGGTGCCATTCTGACAGTTAATAAGGTACGGGTTTGAGTCAAAGTCCTCTGCGGTGATCGGCATGACACTGGCGGCATCTTTCATCAGACGGTCACGGAAACGCCGGTCACCCATCTTGGAGATAAATTTCATATACTCTCGGCGGCGATCTTCGTTGTCAATTTCTCCACAGTAAAGGGCCATTAGGCGGCAAAACTCCTTAATCTTCTCCGCCACCAATAGGGAGCCAACATCTTTCCGCCATGCACCTTTTGAATAGGTGAACCAGCACTTGGCCTCCGGGCAAAATCGGGTATCGTTCTGGTAGCACTCGGAAAAGAGTTCGGCCATACCAGACTCGTCCCAAGAGTAGCCGGTGCCGCTGATCTGGTGACTTCTCTCCGGCTTTGCTTCTTTGATGTAAAACATCTTCTGAGAGAGGTCTTTATCCATGATGTACCGGCCATTGGAGAGTTGAAAAAGTTCCTGCTCTTCCGTGGTCAAAATTTCATCTGCCATTTCGTGTCACCTTTCTAACTGCTTTTGCGAGGCTGAGAAAAGCACACCCCTGAGCGTCCTCGTGCCAGAGAGCGCATTTTTCTCGGGAACACTTACTTCCGATAATCTCAACTGTCGGTTCGGTATTTCCGTCTGTGTGCTTGATAGTAATTGCGCCATATTGCCGCATTGTAGTAAGATCTTCAAGGGAAATGGGGTCTACATTGTGGAACAGAATAAAATCATCGGCGTTCCCTTTGCGGAACGGGCATTCCTTTTCAATCTCCATCCTCTACACCCCCCCCATAGAAGAATGCGTTCATCAGAGCCTTGTCCACATGACTCATGATCTGGGGCGGCAGAGTACAGATATACTTCCAGTCGGGAGTAACATCAATGACACGCACCTGTTCACACTCCACCATGCTCGGCTCAATACCATCCCATACCACGGGCACATGAGTAGCCATCTCCATACGCTTGAACTTAGTGGTAAGTGGAACAACGATACTGGTGGGAGAAAACTGATTGCCCACATTGTTCTGCACAACCAACCAAGGGCGTTTTCCTCCCTGAACATGACCGGTTGCCGGAATGGGAACGTCAATGATGACAATATCGCCACGCTGATAAGGCTTCATAAATTACCTCCTATATCTGGTAACTGAATTTACAATACTTTCAATCTCTGACCGGGGAAGAGGGGGCTTACAGGCCACCTGATTTGCGAACAGCAGCTCTTTATAAATATCTGACTTACAGTAGCCCTGATTGTGCATCTGTCCCGCCAGAGAAGTCAGGCTGAGATTTCTGCTTCCCGTGGTGATCGGGGGATATTGGGGTTTCAGGGTGATTTTCCCGTTCAGCGGTAAGGGGTACACGGGGGAATATATTCTTTGAGGTGTGGAGTGGCCGGTACTTTCTTTCTGAGCGTCCGGGAAATACTTGGAAACGATATAGTCAATCGCCTCTTGATTTTCAACAATTTCTGAATAGATCAGAACATTTCCGGTCATGATAAAGTACCGGCTACTCCGATAAATTTCCACGCCATTACGATTGTTCCGGCCCTTGAAGGGAAGACTGCCTTTCAGCAGGATATGAACCCCTCTTCCGCTTCGGCTCTTTTCGGTATAAGACCGACAATGCCCGATAATATCAGAGGCGAGTTCATTCAAAAGTCCATCTGAGAAACCATCGTCAATGTCTATCCCAACTAAGCCGTCATCGTTGAAAACATACCCTATGCCGTCATAAATGTTGTTCGCTACATTCAAGACGGCGCAATCGAAAGTTCCCCAAGTTTCAGGCAGAACAGAAGATGCAGCTTTCTTCTGGCCGGTCTGCATGGGAACCTTAGAACCGTTCCACACATTGACCCATTGATTTTTCTGCTTTAGTTCGGCAGGTATCTTTTCATACATGGCGGTCACCTTTCAATCCTCATAAGGTGTCGGCAGACTCCAATCCCATATTTGTCCGCCTCGATAGGCATTACGGAAATAATTGCGCTCTCCGTCACCGGAAAACCACAGATAGTCAGATGGCAACACTCGGCCTACATCAATGTCACCATCTTTTTCGGCATACCACCGGGTTAAAACATCTTCACACAGGGCTTTAAGTTCCTCGTCAATCGGATTATCTTCGGCATATCCGGCAAACTGATAGGGAGCGGTTACAACCGTCACAATATTTCCATACCCATAGTCCACACGGTTCAGGGCACACCACACACAAGCCGCTTTCTCCGTATCAGAGGAAACCCCTCTGGCCTCTCCCCAAACCATCTTGGCGAGTACCGTGATTTCTTCCTCTGTCCATAGCGAGAGAGAGGGAGAGAGGCTTTCTATCTGGTCAACCGGTTCTACCGGGATAGAGGGTTCTTCCTCATTTGAAACCGGCTCTGACGCACAGGAGGACAATAGGAAAAGGAAAATTGCAAGGAAGATCAGCAGGACTTTATTCGTCATCAGTCTTTTTCTTGCGGGAAGCAGTCTTTACCGTAGCAAAGTAATACTTCCCATCCACACAAACCGGATAACCCGGAAACCGATTGCTGGCTCTTCGCTTGCCTTCGTTGTAGATTTTCTCCGCAGCTGCAATAGGCATTTCACCGGAAACATGATCTGTACCGGCTACCATGATGTACGGGACTTTCCCGTTATTGTTCACGAATGTCATGAAGACTACCCCTTTCTCTATTCCATGCTTCTACATCAACACCAATTCTCTTTAACTGCTCCTTACAGAGCCATGTGTAATCATCCGGCATTTCATAATACTGGATAAGCCGGTCATGTTCTATCGAAAAAGCCTCGTAGAACCGGCGCAACCGCTTAGGGCCGAACCCAAGATGAACCATTAGGGTATAGAGAACCATAGCGTCAATATCATCTGTGTACCGTTTGTCTGCTTCGATGATCTGACGATTGATTTCCATTTCCATAGCCTTTTTCTCTGCGGCGGTAAATGTGGCACCAAAGATTTTGCCACCGGCCTTTTTTACATACATGGCCTACACCTCAATGTCTTCAAAGAAGACCGGGTATCTAAGGGATAAGAGATCGAATAGCCGCCGAGCCACCTTTCGCATATCCGGGTGAGCTGCGGGTGCGGTACGGAGTCTGATGAAGTGCCTCCACTCCCGGAAATTGGCTGTCATGACCACTTCGGTTTTCAGACTGTTCGGTAGAACAGACCGGGCCTCTTGGGGAGAACAGCCAGCGTTCAGAAGCTCAAAATAAGCGTTCTCTGCGCCGCTACAAGCCGCTTTCCAGAGTGTATAGGGATAATCCCCTTCCTCGGCCCAAGAGGGCGTAATTACGGTAATTTCAGCCCCAAACTGGTCGTTACTGTAATTACAATATCGAGTAGACTCTTGGCAGTAAGAGGCCAGCCGGTGACGGACAATCTCATGACTTACTCCCCGGTCACAGATAAACCGGACAGTCACAACACCATGCTCAATGACCGCCTCATGGCCTCTTTTCAAAATACCCCGAACAAATTTCTCTGCACTATCCTCGGTAATCCTGCTTTCAGACTTATAGCAAGTACGCCCAGCCTGTTCAATGAGAGAGAGGACTTCAAAATAAGGTGGAGCATTGATAAGTTCCACGCTGGGTTCAATGATTTTCATGGTCAGACTCCTTCCACATGACTTGCCAGCATATCCGCTTGATGTGTCCAAAGCACATTCGGATAGGCTCTTACCGCTCTGGTGTAATCGTTCCATTCCTCTTTCGGGCAAAAGGCTCCCATGTGATACCTGATACACATGATCTCTTCACTGGTCAGAGTGTAGAACTGAGAGAGAAGCATGACAGACTTATCTCCATGCCCTTTCAGAAGGGTGTCTGGGTTATATTCCCAACGGAGAGGGTCTTCGATAATTGTGCCATCCAAAGTGACACTTTGCCGCTCAGGTCTGTATTGGTCGATCTTGCAGAGATCATGGAACATTCCCACCAGATAGGGAGAACGGCAATCCTTCCACTTTAACTGACAACTTTCAGTCAGCCCAACCAAATGTTTTGCCACAGCGAGGGAATGGTCAAAAAGCCCACCTTCGTAATTCCCGTGATATTTAGTTGAGGCAGGGGCCTTGAAAAAGCCGTTCATGGTCAGATAGTCTAAAATATCAAGTGTAGCGAGGGGAGAGCCATCAGGCATACGCATGAAATTCAGAAACTCAGACCGGCGATTTCGGTCAGTCATGACAGGCACCTCCCTCATATTCGGGCCGATGAACGCTTCTCTCGGAGTCAAACCCTTCCGGGTATCTCTCCCGCAGCTTGTTAATGTTGTGCTGGGCTACATCTTCAAGGGACACGCCTAAGCCGGTAGCGGTTTGAGCCACATACCACAGAACATCTCCCAGCTCGTCAATCAGGCGGTTCGGGTCAAAGGTGTGGCCCTGAAACTCCACCTTTTTCAGAATGTCAATACACTCTCCGGCTTCACCATTCAGGCCGTAACAGCCGTTCCGAATTTTGTCCCATGGAACGAGATTGCCGGAAGTACGGTCAGCAGCTTTCTGATAATCATTGAGCTTCATCGGCGGACACCTCCATTTCCAGCACCGTCATGATTGCGTAATTGGCAAGGTCAATCAGTGTGTCCCTGATAGACTCGTCACTCACTTTCTGTTCCCCGGAACGGGAGAGGGTCTTAAACCGGTTGAATTTATCACCCAGCCGAATACGGGCCATAGCCATGCCCTCTTCAACAAAGGTCTGGTGAAAACTGTCCCCGTAATCATGATTTTTCTTGGCGTAGAGATCGTTGATTTCTTCGCAAATCTCTCGGTGCATTTGTACCTTTGTCTTCGTTGTGGTCAAAGTATCTTATCCTCACTTTCCACAAGTTTTTCAACAAACCATTGGAGAGTAAGAGGGGAGAAAAAAATCCTCCCCTCTTCTCGTCCTTTTCAGCCCAAAAGGGCTTTCAGGTCTAAAGCGGGTTTCTTTGCCTCCTTGGGAGCCGCAGGAGCGGGTTTAGAGGCGGTAGCGGGGGCAGGGGTCTCCGACTCTTCCCAGCCGTCAGAGGGCCGTTTATCGGCCAGCCGAGCAAAGGTAACGGTTTTGTCCGGCTTGTTCTTATTCGGCTGAACATCATGCTCAACATCACACTCAATGAAGCACCCTACAAGGTCTTCATGGTCAATCTCTGTCAATGAGAAGTCATTGAGAGCGGTCTTGGCAAAATAACTGAAAGCATTCAGCGCACCTTCATTGGGAGAGCCATCGGCTTTCAGTAGAGAAAAGCGTTCAATGTGCTTGGCACCGCTCTGGGTTTGCATGGTGACTTCCAACTTTCCAAACGCTTCCTTGTAGTTGACTGCTGTGATCTTGAACACATGAGTCCCTTCGGGTATGAGGGTAAATCCCTCGCTCAGTCCAATTTTCGCCATAGTAGGTGTCCTCCTTAAACTTCAATGTTTACCGGGAAGATGATACCTACCAGTTCGTCTTCATCGTCCGGCAACTCGGGGTATCTCTTAACCAACAGAGCCTTAGCCACGGTTGAGTCCGTATCAAGGTCGTAGGCATACAGGATTTCACACAGATCGGACTTCTCAATCAAAGACCAGTCATCGTTGCTGATTTTGATAGAAATAGAACCGTCCTTAGTTTTGAAAACCCGAATACAATCCTTGATACCGCCATCAGGACAAGGCATAATGGCCTCTGACAGTTCTGCGTACTCTGTGTGTCCGATCTGGTCAATCATTTTGTCGATTGCTTTCGGCATCTCCTGAATGGCCGCAGCTGTTACGCTCTTTACCGTGGGAGGGATAAGCATGAACACAGAGGGCGAAGCCAGCCAACGGTCATTAAAAGGAAGACCATCTACTCCACGGCTATAAATAACACCACTGGAAGCAAGGGACTTCACAAACTTTTCAAACTTCATAACACACCTCTTATTTCTTTCTGCTGAACCATACAGCATAGACGATACAAGCCATCAGTTCCACCATGACGGTAGCCAGAACACCGGCAACAAAAGGGTCAATATACATCTGTCAAGCCTCTTTAATTGCTTTCGGAGAGATACGGTAGGTATCTTCCATGGTGGTATATTTCTCCAATACCCCGTCCGCTTTCATAGCGTCCTTATTGATTTTGGCGGTAGAAGTGCGGCTGACCTCCCAAGTGTAAGACTGACCGGCAATAGAAACCTTTTTATCTCCATCCCGGAACCGGGTGATTGCGGTCTTCTTAATCATGTCAGTCAAGGTCTTATAACGCTTTTCATCCTCTGCTACCTCTGCGGCATGAGCGTCCAACTTGGACTTCAACTCTTCCGCCTCTTTCACCAGAGCCGCCAGATCGGTTTCCGGTGATAGATTGTTCGTGCGCAAGACTTTCAGGATTTCAGCATCACGAGTTTCATCATATTCGGGGGAGATACCGGTTTCCACATGGTCTTTCCACCACTTCAAAACCGGTTTCACATACCGCTTTTCAAAGTCAGGATACCGCTCAGACACCTTAAAAGGCCGGGTAATTGTATTTTTCGAGGTACATACGAAGTCCTCTGGATGGTCGTAGTCAGGGCCGTCCAAGAAAGACGCAACCATGATTACATCATCCACGCCGATCAGATAGGCATAAAGGGCAGCTTGCAGGGCATAATACTCAGGAATGTCCTCTGCCCAATCCTCTACACGCTTAGAGGTCTTCATTTCGAGGACGGTTGAGGCTTTTGCATTCTTATCCCGGAGAATATAGTCCCACATACCTCCCAAGACAGCTACATCAGGGAAGAAATCACCGTAGGTCCTCTGGAAGTAGTTTTCACCGAAAACATCAGTAGGAGTGACCAGATTGGTCATGAAATAGGTGTTCTTCATGTACTCCGCCTGTTTCGGCTCAATGATCTTACCGGCCTTAGTGTAAATGGTGTCCTCAAAGGACTTTTGATAGGTGCGAGTGACCTCGCACCAAACTTCAAAGGGAGTAGACCAAGGGTTCAGTCCAAGGACGGTAGCAAAGCGAGTTGCCGTCAGTTTCTTGAGACGCTTGGGCGGTACGATCTGAATTTTGTTGTCAAGCCATTCCATAATTAACCCTCCTGCGTGTCATACGCCGCCAGCATTTCATTCACACCTGCAATAAGCTGGTCACATACATCGGCGGTAATTTTAGTGAACCCCTCGGTCTTCACCGCCACACTCTGGACAAAGGACTCCTGCTCGGGGTCAAGTTCCATGAGCTTTTTCAGAACCCCTTTCAGATTGGTAATCTGCTCTTCGCTGGCGGCATCAGGGGGAGCGGAAGTCAACTCTTCCTTAATTTCCTTGCGCTTTTCCGGGGTTACCGGGGCCTTTCTGGTGACCTTGGGAGAGGGAGTGGGAGCATCTTCGCTGGTATCGCCGCCAGAGATATTGTCAATGCTGTCGGCCTCGATAATATCAAGCACCAACTGCCAGAGATACCGGCGAATATAGGTGATAGAACTGCCAAGGGCTTGCATTTCGTTTGTAACCACCTTGCCAGTATTCGAGATGATAGGGGCGATCTGAGTAAACGGAACCTCAAAGACAACCGGCTCTTCCTCTCGGTCATCACAGTTATAGACTCTGGCGGAAGCATATTCCTTTCCAATGGTGGGAACCATCAGAAGTCCGACCTCGGCAAAGATAGACTCAGCGGTAGGAACAATGTCTTGCAGCTCGAAGTACATGAACTCCAAGTGAATGTTTTTGCCGGTCTTCTTCACCCCAGCTTGCAGAAACTTCAACCGAGCCAGCTGCAACTTCGTAAGAACATTCATGGTGCTGTAATCAACAGCGGGAGCGGGTGTTTTGGTAGCCATCTGTTATACCTCCTGAAACTTCTTCAAAAATCGGTGAGAACTGATATACTCATTCATTTTGGCTCTCTGCTTTCCAGCCGCTCTCCGTCTACTGAAAAACAAGCGTCTGCGTTCGGCCCTACCGGGATTTTTCTTCATACTGAACCCTCCAATAATTTCAAAAGATTTCGCTTTGTGACAGCGATAAGGTTATCGCCGGTCAGCATTTTCCAACGGAATTTACGGTCACAAGGTACAAGTCCTATTTCTTCTGCGGAAAATCGCAAATCATAATCTCGTACTGTGTGTCCGTCTGCTTTGAAAGTCACAGGACTATCCCTATCCCATTTCAAAAGCAGTTTCCATAGATCGGGATAAGTTTTTCGGAGAATACGGAGCTGGTCTATCCCCTGATTGTGACAAAACCAACACCCCCCCCGTGTTGCCGTGGTATAGATGGGAGAAAGCAATTCCCGTTCTTCACACCATTTCCGACAATCGGCCTCTGTCCAACCAAGTTCTACCAAAGGCATTTTGAACCCCGGCTTGTTATGCCTCTGAATACGCTCAGGCTCGTCAGCGGCTATACCAAGGTACTGCACAATATTTGTTCCTGCTCCTTGTGCAAGGGAGCTGCGTGAAAACCCGGCGTTTGAGGTCGCTGGTACACCATTGGCCTTTGATGATCGGGAACCCGAGGATAAGACCCGTCTTTGAGTTTTTTGCACCATGCACTGATCGTGAACGGGAACCCGTTGCAGATTTCGGAGTTTGAGCCTGCTGTTGCACCACGGGGCGAGGCGAGGTGGGAACCCGGCAATCGGAGATACCTCCCCCCTCACCGAACCGATTAAGTGTTGCTTCTTTTCTTACAGGAACATGGTAGAATAACTTTTCATAAGTCAATTTCTCACCATTCCGAACAGCACATTGATGTTCTACTTCAATTCCCCATCGTTCCCGAATGATTTTGTCAGCCTTTTCCTTAAACTGAACCATTGGAGGCAAATCGGCAGGAATGTCATCGGTAGCCCAAACCTCGGCATGGGTAATTCGGTCAAGCGGCCAGTCAAGTTCTTCAATGGCTCCTAAACAGGCTAAACTATCCTTACCATAGGAGAGCGAAAGGATATATTCTGTATTCGGTTCACGCTTCATCGGTCATTCCTCCAAGATAGCGAGTAACGACTTCTTCACCTTGTTCACCTTGCGGGTGTTCCGCTTCGGTGGCTTTCGACCAAGGAAATCCCGAACATACCGCTTTGCCAACCGAATGTACCAATCTCGGTCAACAACATCAATAGTCAAGTGATTGTCATTGTCCACTACACATTTCGCAGGAAGACCGGCAATCTTTACCGGATTTCCGGTGCTAAGATGAATTTTGTAGAGAGTGCCGTACCGGTGATTGTCCGTGGCGTAAACTCGATTGACCTTCTGCACCACTTTCAATTCTCCGTCTACCTCATGAAGTGCATCACCGTACTTACTACCGGCCTTTGCAACTAACTGAAAATCTAAAAGCCGGTCACACTCCATGATGGTCTTCTCTACCGGTACACCATAGGCCAGATAATCCTTGACGGCTCTGGCAACTACACAAGCGTTGTTGTTGATGTTGAATGCCCCTGCGGGAGCAATCCCCCTGACAAGAACCCCTCCTTTGATTTTCGGCTCTCCCTCGAAGGGAACCTCTACATAATTGTTCACATCTTTCTGGCAGATCATCTTTATCAGATCTTCTTCCAGTTCAAATCCGGTACGCTGTTCCCACTCTTGCGTGATTTCTTGATACCGGGAAACATCGGAGTCATCGAGGCTGACCATGATACCATCCGTATTAAGCTGGATGATTTTCAAAGTGGGGCATTCCCGAATGAGATGAACCGCCATTTCAAGTAACTGCAACTGACCGGAGATACAGACTGACCGGCCCATGAGAGGGTCATAAAGGTCGTTATATTGATTGAGCATAGCTCCGTAGGTGGTGTTCAGAACCAGTTTCAGGGCGTTTGCCGTAGCCTTGTCACCGGCTTTTTTGGCCTTAACCCGCCGCTCAATAGTAGCTGCGTACACATCAGGGGAGGGAATGTTCCGGCTACAATACCCATTCAAAATCATCTGGTGTGGGTAGTAACTCGCAACATCTTTATTCCGAATGGAGCGGGTTTCCGTGGCTTCTTCCCGATAACACGGTATAGCACCGTGAATACCCCCATAAGCAATCGTACAAGGGCAATCTCCCACGGTAATCTCCAATTTCTCTTTGAAGACAACCTCGTTCGGAATACTCATGTCTTTCAGCCGGTCAAAGAATGCGAATACTTCTGGTGGAATATACTCTTTCAAGAGCGTTGCTGGGTATTGATACTCACGCTCGTCAAAATGAGGCTTAGGCTCTGCATCAAGATAAGCTGCGGTCAATTTCGCATTGGTCATATATAGGGCTTTTGCTGGGTAAATCCCTTTCTCTTTCCCCAGCGTCAATTTGCTGGACAAATATCCTTGGCGCAGATCGTCCAATTTGTCCGTAGCATCAACATCGTGCTTGCAGTAGAAGATAACTTCATCAAGTTCCTCCGGTGTCAAAGGCCGGTTGATGTTGAAATCCACGGTCGTTTCCCGAATGTCCATCCCAAGGTGCGCTTCAATCGCTTTCAGGGATAACCCCATCTGGCAATCGTCCATAAGGTCATACTGGTCAAAGTAAACCTTACTTTCCCGCAAATCGGGGTATTCCCATCCCTCGTGCCCTTGCACAATAATGAAATCATTGACCTTTTTCACTTCTTCGGGGGTATAATCACAAAGAACTGCTTTCAAAATGAATTGGTCGTAGTGCTTATTATTAAACCCCGCCAATAAAGGCTCCTGCCTCATGAATTGAACAACGGCTTCATTATCATTGTGAATGATTGTGTACTCTTTGGTAGTCTTGTGTTTGAAGATGAACAGCCAGTCAAAAGCGAAAACTTCACAGTCAAAAATGTAGCGATCTTCAATCATGGGCTTACTCCTTGGTGGCCTTAACTGTCTTCACCACATAGATACACTTTCCTACCCGATAAGCGTCATACCCTTTCGGGTTTTTCTCATTGTACTTGCGCCGATGACTGGAAATGGTAGACAACTTGCTCTTGGCCTCCTTGTCCGTGTCATACTCAAAGCACATATTCTTAGCGGTGCCAGTTGAGAGGAAATCTTCAATAGCTAATATCTCTTCACTTTTGACTCCGCCGTGAAACGCTTTCTTTTCGGGAGCCTTGACATTGTAAGTGATTTTCATAATTTCACCCTTTCAAAAAGAAATACTTGGAGCCGCTATCGTGTCGATATAACATAAATCCTCTGTTCCGGGAACAACATCATATAGACTGACGGTAACCGGCTCTTTCTTCCGCTTTTTGCGTTCGTTGTGAATTGCTGATCTCATGTCTTTCCGAGCTGCGGTAGAGAAACTGACTTTATTTCGCATATCCGGCAGAGCGAACCAGCGTTTCACACATAAGAGATAACGGAAAATTACAATGTCAAACCATTCACCGGGGTCTAAGCCCTGCCAGCTCAAATACTGAAATACAACGCCAATATGCTCCGTAGCAAATTGACTTTCTTCAAGCGTGAGAGGGCGTTCATAAAACATACTTGGGAGCCTTAATCCCTCACCAACTTCACGCTCACGAGTTTTCATTTACATTTACCCCCCCCCTCCATTCAAAATCAGGAATTATCCCCATTGTTCGGCCATGGCCTTTGCAATTCCGGGAAATGTTTTTGAGGCTGTCACTGGGTCATGCGCTATTCCTCGGGAACCCCCGCCACCTCGGGAAAAAGCACCGGTATTACTCGGAAGAAAAGGAGAATACTGCGATAATACCTTTGTCGGTTGAAGCGGGGGTAACCCTTTCAGCCATAAAAGTGTTGCTTTACTATACGGGTGCCCATATTGGTAGGGCTGAATTACTTGTGTAGGGGGGGGAGTCCTACAACTTTCAATGGCCTCGGGTTCTCAACACAAATTCTTGGACAATCAGCCATTAAAAATTTCATGAAAAACGCTTTCGCTTTCATGGCGAGGTCATAGCGTTCTTGCGACAACTCTCCCGCCCTTGGGTACATCCATCTGGCTCCGGCTTTACTCATGTAGGTACACGGCGGATGGGCGATAATCATATCCCACTTGATTTTCAGGATTTCAAGGGCATCGGCCCTGAGATGATATTCGGGGTGTCCGCCGCTACACTCCACCAGATCACAACTGTACGCTTCATGACCTGCTTCTCGAAACGCTGTTGCTACGGTCTGACTCTCTTCGCAAGCCACAAGAACTCTCACATTACCGCCCCCTCTAACCAGTGACAACCGAGTTTTCGGTAGGTGGTACAGCGTTTCTTGAAACTGCGTACAAGATACTGAATACCGTTATCCACATAGTCATAGACAATCGGCTTTTCCTTACCATCAAAGGCACGAGCAATACGGCCCACGCTCTGAGCAATCACGGCATAATCCTTTTGGGGAGTAACCAGATAGAGCCGGTCAAGCCGGGGAATATCCAACCCCTCTTTCGCAAGGGCATAGGTAGCAAAGAGAAAATGCTTTTTCCCGGCCCTCATGTCTTCCATGGCCTGTTCTCGCTGGGCTTTACCCTTCTTTGAGGTCATTTTCCCATCAACCATTACCGATACACTTCGCAGCTGTTTAGGCAAGTGACCCATCAGATACTCTAAATGAGCCAGCCGGTCAGAGAGAATGAGATTGAAATGGTCGGCATTTTGAAGGAGATCGCCTACAATTTGCCCATTCCTGCAAAAATCCTCAGCCAGATAATTGACCAGTTTCGCATAGATGATTGTGCCGTCCGTATCTAAAAACTCTCGGCTTAATCCAATGTTTGTGTATCGTGGTAAAATGGTGACAGTCATAATTTTGTCCGCAACAGCCTTGTCCGGCACCTGATAGGCAATCTTCCCGAGCAAAGCATAGGTAGCTGCAATCATGCCGTCTGCCCTGTGAACCGTTGCCGATAGTCCGTATTTGTGCCGAGCGGCCAGAGCATTTAAGACTTTGGAGAACTGCGTAACTGCGGTAGGTGTTCCGGCTACTCGGTGACATTCATCCACAATGACACAATCCCAAATATCCCGGTATCGGTTCAAATCAAGATTGCACATGGTCTGCACCGTTGCAAAAGTGATTGCTTTTCCGATCTGAACCTTTCCTTCTGTAATCGTTCCAGTCAGGGCCGGGTTCATGTACTGCTCTGCTCGATTTTTACTCTGCAAGAGCAAATCCCGAGTATGGGTCAGCCAAAGCGTTTTTCGATGAATGGCACAGGCCAGAGCAATTCCAATCTGGGTCTTACCGCTTCCTGCGGGGCTTTGAAGAATGCCGTAGTAGGCCGACAACATAGCCTCTAATGCCTCTTCCTGATAATCGTAAAGGGGTATAGAACACTTGAAATCTACTTCTGTGGGAACCGGAAGAGCATTGACCACATCACATTTCCCAAGGCTTAGGACGGTGTTCAGGCACCCGTAAGGGAGTACCAGCGTGTCACCATCCCAAGACATGAGGTAAAGTTTCTGCGGAGTGTTGCCGAGCCAAAGGTGCATACGAGCCTTTTTGGTGTAATCAGGATTGGCAATTACCAAATTCTTTTTGCACCATGTCAGCAGTTCCGATGCTGGGTCATCAATGCGCAGCTGATTGGAAACCGTCACTCGCATAATCTCACCCATTCTTCCAGCGAGATACCGAACTGCTTAATCTCAGACCAGTAAAGGGATTTCCGTGTCAATGCAGCTCTCTCAATGTCTTCCAAAGAAAGGAACCAGACTTCACCGTTCGTCAATCTGAGAGCAAACCACCCGTTCCCGTTGCCGGTCTGCCGCCATAGGGTCATAGCGGAATATTGATTTTCCTCAACCCGTTCAAGCCGGAAAATATCTTTCTCACATACCTTGCAGTCAATGGGATAGGTTTTTCCATTCCGGGCGGCAATCACATCAAAGGGCTGTCCCTGCTTGTTTTGAGCAAGATTATGTGCCCAAAAACCGTAGCCTGAAAGTTTGTGGCAAAGAGCCTGTTCAAAGGAAGTGCCGACTTTACGGTTATCATTCGTCAAGGAAATCACTCTCCACTTCCGCCAGATATACTTTCAGATCGTGAACCTTGGCTTTCAAATCGGTAACCAGTCTTGCCAAATTATTCTCACGGTCAGATTGCTCTTCCCGCAAAGTTCTGAAATACTTTAGAGCGTCAAAGCCCATGTATTTCTCAACCAAATACTCAAAATCATCTACCGTGAAGAGAGTTTCATTTTTCTCGTCTATCATGGTAATCACTCTTGGGTATTGCATATTTACTCCTTTCTCACCGCCCCTTCCGGGGCGGGATGATACGGGATTGTGGATTAAACGCAGAAGCCGAGGGACACGCCACTAGCGGCACTGGCGCCGTAATAGCTGGCCGCCCCCGAACTGTTGACATCACAGAAGTAAGTTGCGTACCCAGAACGAGGCGAACGCTCCCACCGCCAATCCTGCTCACCGTTCTGCTTACACTTGCCGTATGTGGTATTCTCCTGACGATACCACTCATACCACTTGCCCTCTCTGCCGACAGAGTAAATCTTTCGACCAAAAATCTCCTGTTCGGAAAGAATGAATAGCGGGTCAGAGGTCATACCGATCTTCTGGCTACCACCGCCCAGACAGGTTTCCTTCAAACAAGGCTTGATGACACTGAGTAAATCATCAGGGAGCATTTCAATGACCGAATTATTCAAAATCTTGCGAAGCTGCGAATTTTGCCAGCCTCCCTTATTTGTGTACTCAGGGTTCATCTGAAAATCATCATTGAGGGTTTCTACGCTTTCAAAGCTGATCGGGAGAATATTGTTGTTCTTGTCCCTATCGTGATTGAAACCGATGATACGAACATGAATGGTAGTGCCATTTTTCAACTGTACTGTCTTGGTATCACCCAGAGCAAACACCTTATCGGCCATGCCGCTCTTGCCGTACATATCAATCTCGGCCCAAGAGCAATCGTCCAGTTTCATCTTAGGAAGATCAGGAACGGCATAAATCCGGCCATCCGCAGGAACCTTACAGCAAGGGCAACCGGGCTTATTCATGAGAGCCTGAATGGTATTTCTCTGACCGGCGATAACTTTTTCCATGTGGTCAAACTCAGCCGCAAGCTGGGAAAATACATTTTTGTTCATGTGAAAATCTCCTTTTCAATTTTCAAAAAGTCTGGTATAATCAGATTGAGCATTTACGCTTGCCGCTTTCCGGTCTGCTACACCGGGAGCGGCTTTTCCTTTTCTTGGGGACATAAGGTTCAAACGCTCCGGCCAGTTTGCAGAACACATAGAAACAGGCCAGTGCCAAGACCATGTGAAGCGTTCCTGTACCGAGAGATAACATCTCCTGCTCTACCGCTCCGATTGCTCCATAAAGCCAAAAGAACGATAAAAAGGCCAAAACGCCAAAAATCTTTTTCATTTTGTGACCTTCTTCCATGTGTACTCTTTGCCGTACTTTTTCTTGTACCATTCTTCAAACTCACGCCGATGTGTTTCATCCGTGAAATACTCACGGACTCTCTGGGCCAGCAACAGGCTTGCAGCTTTGGCCTGAGCTTGTACTTCTGGTACAAAGACACTCATGGCTCCTTACACGGCCCCATGCGCTCCTGATACTCTTTCAGAATAGAAAGAGAACGGCGAAGAATTTCATCAGCTTTGCTTCCTGTACGGACACCGGCCAGAGTTGCCGACATTTCAAACTTGTCGGTCATCAGTCCTTCATCGGACAGCTGCCGAATGAGCCATGTATAAGTCAGACTGAAACCATCTACAAGATTTCTGATCTGCTCTGCGATACTTGTACGCTCAGGCTCACTCAGCCGTACAACAGGTGCGTCCGGTGTCCAGTAGGGGCGAGGGGTGGGCGTTGCTCCCATCGTGTTACCTCCCTTCATTCGATTTACAACAAAAGTTATAAATTATCCTTGCAAGGGAAATTCTCTTATGCTATACTGGACTTGCTACAGAACAATAAGCATTCGAGATTTCCTTTTGACACAGGAGCCGAATTTCTTTTCAGAGAAAGAGATTTGACCCCTCGGATTGTTGTTGCCTGTTTTCTAACTTTCGTTGTTGTAATGAGTATAATCCCTAATTAGGGATTTGTCAATAGGGAAAATAGGGACTGCCGGAAAAATATTTGAGGTGTGTATCATGACTTTTATCGAAAGACTTGAACAGTTAAGGCAAGAGAAAGGCATTACCCGGAAAAAATTACTGGAAGACTGTAAATTAGGGAAAAATCAAATAACTTATTGGGAGAAAAATAATACCATTCCGACACCGGCTGTATTATTCTCTTTAGCTCGTTATTTCGGGGTTACACCGGAATATTTATTGGGTGAAAGTGATGATAAGGACAACGGAATAAAAGATATTGAAGAGTTATCTGATCTCGAACAAACTCTTCTGTTTTGTTTTGAAAATTGTGACGCAATAGGCCAAATGCGTATCATTCAAGTTGCCATGAATGAACACGATAGAACGCAAAAAGAAAAAACAGGCTCTACGGGAGAGTCTGTTATCAGCTAAGGTTGTTGACCTGAACGAATGGAGAAAAACCCAATGAAAAACATGAAATTCCCCATCGACCTGTCCATGTTGACAGAGGAAGAGATTAACCAGTTTCGAGAAGACCCTTCCACGCTTTTTCAAGGGGAAACCGATGTAACTTTATATCTCCGGTTTAGTTCAGAGCGGCAAAAAGAACAATCCATCGAAGGGCAGCTTAGAGATTGCATAGCCTACTGCAAAAGAAAAAATTACCGAATTGTAGCCATCTATGTTGACCGAGCTACTACGGCTCGAAAAGATGTAGAGAAGCGAGTCCATTTCCAGCAGATGATTTCAGACAGCGTACACCAGCTTTGGAGTCTGGTGATTGTATGGAAACTTGACCGTTTTGCCCGGAATAGGGAAGACAGTGCGGTTTTCAAAATGCGGCTCAGAAGAAACGGTGTTAAGGTTGAGTCTGCCACAGAAGGTATCTCAAAGAACCCGGAAGGAATTATTTTGGAAGCGGTCTTAGAGGGGATTGCAGAATATTACTCCGCCGACCTGTCCCAGAAAATCACCAGAGGCATGAGAGAGTCTGCTTTGAAGTGTCATAGCATCGGAGGCCATGTTCCTCTCGGATATAAAATTGAAGATCACCGGCTGGTCGTTAATCCCGCTACAGCCCATATCGTACAGGAAGCATTTGAACTGTATGCCAATGGTGAAACTGTAGCGGACATTTGCCGTATGTTCAATGCCAAAGGTTATCGCACCGCCAAAGGAGCCGAATTTAACCGGAACAGTTTCAAGTCCATATTCCGTAATAAACGATATATCGGAGTTTATAGTTACAAAGATTTTCAGAAGGAAGGAGGCGTACCCGCTATCATCGACAAGGATTTGTTTGAAGCCGTCCAAAAACGGCTCTCAGCAACCGCAGAAGCACCGGCAAGGGGAAAGGCCAAGGTAGATTACCTATTGGCAGGGAAACTGTTCTGCGGCCATTGTGGGGCCTCTATGAACGGGGATAGCGGAACCAGCAAAACAGGAGCCATTCATAATTATTACACTTGTTATACTCGAAAGCGTCAACACGCTTGCGACAAGAAGCCACTCAGGAAAGAGTGGATTGAAGATATTGTAGCACAAGACGCTATGGAGCTGCTGACTACGGAAACTATTCATGAATTGGCAGATATGGCAATCTCTCAAACAGAACAGGATTTAAGGGACAACACTCGTATTCCCGAATTGTCTGAGAGAATGAAAGAGGTCGAAAGTGGAATTTCCAATATCACCAAAGCTGTTGAAAAGGGGATTGCCTCAGACGCTCTTATGAACCGGCTGGTGGAATTGGAAAAAGAGAAAAAATCTCTCCTGCGGCAAATTACCGAAGAAGAAAAATATGTCTGCAAAATTGACCGAGATCAGATTATTCACTGGCTGGAAAAATTCAAGGACGGTTCCATTGAAGACGAGAGTTTTAAGCGGATTATCATTGACCTCATGATAAACTCTGTTACCGTATGGGATGAACCAGATGGGTTCCGCATCACTACTGCATATAACCTGACCTCTTGTAAAAACAAGACTTTCCGAATATCCCCATCTTCTTCCGGGGAGTTCGGATTTGAGGGGTCAGAGTCCACCATTGGGCGCAAATCCGAACCCTGCATTGTGTGGGGAACGATTTGTGTTCAAACAAAAATTCACCCCCTACCGTAATGGTAGAGGGTGGATTTTTTACTCTTCGCCGGTAAACCCGTTCTCTCTGGCACAGCGCAAGGCACCGAGTATCATGGTATCTTGGGCCAAGGTTCTCTGTTTCAATTCATAAAGCGGAGTCTTCCGATGATCGTCCCACTCAATGAGTTGCTTCTTATCATGAACCACAATGCCGGTGTAGAGGTTTATCAGCTTGTCCAATGTGACCTCTTTCAGAACTTGCACACTATCACCCCACAGCGTCATCCGAAGATTGGTCTTTCACCTTGATACCGAACAGCAGAGCCAGTTCCACCGTCCAAGCGGAAAACCATGCCACGGTCAATTCTGGGGCAACCGTGTGGTCGAGAAAATTAGCAACCAGCACCGCCACGGTGTACCAAAAAAGATTGAACATGGAGAAGATTGTAAATTTCGTCCGAGTCTTCATTTTCTTCTTCCGTGTCGTTCGTCTGCCGCTCATGGTATCAACCTCACTTCTTCAAATAGGCCGCAGAACAGAAACCGGTATAGGTGATACCCTTATAGGTGAACTGCACATAGAGCCACTTGACACCGCCGACCTCGGTATAATAGCCATAGTTCTTCACGCTTGTCCCCTTGGGAATACTGACCAGCACCTTATTCCCGGTGCCAGCTGCGTCACGAACATTCAAGCCACTGGAAGCGGTGACCGTATAGGTTCCGGCGATAGACTTATCAAAAGACTTCGCCACACCGGAAGCCTTGACTTCCTTGCTACTGGTGGTCGTAGTAGCCGTTGTGGAAGAGCCAGAAGAACCGGTAGAAGACTTCTCATATTCCACATAGGGAAGATGACCATGCTTCTTCCATGTCCGGGCATTGTAACCACTCTTCGTGCCGATATTACCGACTGCCGTGATCTGAACACAGTTTTTCCACTTAGGAGTACACTCAACAGCCAGCCCATCACCGATGTAGATACCGATATGGCCGGTAGTCCAAACAACCTCTCCGGGTTCCATGTCGGCCCATCCCGTAGTAGAGGCATCGGTACAACGCTTAATCATGGTATCGGCCCCAATGTCGGGGACATTGTTGGAGGCATACTTGGCTCCACCATAGGTAGCGTTTTTATCGCCGTCCCATCCCCACAAAATGGCTTTGATTAAACAGACGCAATCAAATCCAAAGGTGTCCTCGGTGGCGGCGTTAATCATCTTGACTCTGGCCGCAGCTTTGTTGTAGGAATGATTAGTGGTGTACCGGGCTTTGTTTGCCGCAGTCATAGGGGCACCAAAGCACCCCATGACATACAGCGTCTTGTAGTTCTTGGCAATATCAATGGCCTTATTGACCAGTTCCGTTGCTTTCATCATGGCTTATTCCTCCTTCCCGGAACTATCCATCAGGTCTTGCGCACGCTGGCTCTGAGTACCAAAGTAGAACGCAATAATTACAGCGTAAATCGTCATGAAATCTTGGCTGATCTGATTGGTACAGGCCATGTACGCAAAGACACCGGTGAGAGCAAGGGTCACCAGACTCTTGACGGACAACAGATTGGACAGACGCTTGATGATGTTTTCCATAATGTTCTCCTTTCTGATTTTAGTGACTTTGGTGAATGATTTTCGCTTTTTGCATAAAACCCCCTTATAGGACGCTCTCTATAGAGGACTTTTGGTAAAATCCTAAAATCATTCACTAAACTCACTTAGGGCACTAAAATTATTCAGTTATTCAGGCTTGTGGAACTCTTCTAAATCGGAAATCCGATGATTGATGACTTTGATCTGTTCTTCAACCACAGGTACACGCCTTGCAAAATTATTGTGTTCCCGCACTTCACGGGTTAGTTCGTTCAACTTGGTTTCGATGACCGCCTGCTGCTTGTCCAGTTTTGCGTCAACCTTGCTGGCAGACTTGCCGGACG